AGTCGTTTCATTAATATCTCTATGTTCTTTTTCTCTTCTTCTGTGGGCATTAGACTCGAATCAGATTGATTGGGAGTCGCCGTATCAAAATTTATTTCATTACTCCCCTCCATGGCGACTCCCATATTTGCTTTAGTTTCTTCAACATTAGTTTTGGCACAAGTTAAAACACATTTTATTTGTATATTTTCATTTTCCTCAATTCCTGGAATCCTAATTTCTTTATTATAGATAAAACTCCCAGGAAACAATTTTAATATTTCTTTAGTAATATTATTTTTTAATACAGTTCCTTTAGCAGCCATTGTTACTCCTTTATTTTTAAGATGTTAGTTTTCAATTAATTTCCAATATAATTTTTCGCCAGTTTGAGGATCTTCCCCGCAGATTTTTTTCTTCCTTTTATCATATTTGTTATACTAGAAGAATTTTTCAATCCACACCAAGAAGCAGCCTCAACTAATGAATTAAATATCATACCATTATTGATACATTGAACTTGTTTTCTTGAAGCTCGTCCTTTCTTACTTTTAGATAAATCAAAATTTTGGTTATTTAAAAATTCATTACCTTGCTTATCTATTTTAATCCAATGTAAAGGTTGTCCTGTTTCTGAATGTTTCCCACAAGATTGTCTTTCTCCCCGAAAATAAGACAAAAGACTACATTTATAATTTACTAAGCCACACCAATCACCAGCTTCTTTATACGATTGAAAAATTTGATTAGTTTCTATACATCGAATAGTTTGACCTCTTTCAGCTTTTATTTCTGGGTGAGTTTCCCAATATTGATGTAATTTTTCCTTCATACTTTGTTTAAAATCTTCATTCTGCCATCTTTTTCTCATAATTTCTCGTCTTTGTTGTCTTACTTCTTCTGATAATTCAAACGACATTCCTCCTGTAGTAGAATTATAACCAAAATCTTTATTTGTGCTATTGTATAAAGCTATGTATTCTTGCTCTTTTTGATTTGCTTCTTCTTGAGTAGGAATTTCACTTTCTAAAATAATATGTTCAAAATTATCCCAACCATATTTTTGTATTGCTCTTCCAAAATAAGTATTTTCATAATGAGTTCCGTTTCTCCATCTTTTATTGGGATCAGCACTTTTTGTCTGCCCTATATAAACCTTATTATTAATAAGATTTTTATGCATATATATTATCCACATATTTTATCCTCCTATGATATAATATCAAAAAGATATAATATCATTGGAATACTTTTGTCCTTACATTTTTTCTTTGCTTTCTGTTCCACGTACCATGTCATACTCTCCTTTAAATTACATCTCCATGTTCTTCAATTACTTCCGCGGCGTTTTTCTCAAGAAAATGATAAAAATCCATTAGATGCATATTATTTTTTCTAGCCATTTTTTCAATTAGCATACATAAAGCGGGAAGCGCCATATCGTCATAGCTATTTAATTCTTCTGCCATAACGCAGACAGACCTTAAAATATTATTTATATATTCTTCCATTTGCCAATCTCCTTTTGCTTTGTTTTTTCTTTATATAAATATTATATAATATTTTTTATTATTTTTCAATTATAAGATTATGATCTTCTAATGTTTCGGATAGCTCTTGTATAACGTCACATATTCTACATGGGCGCCCTTTCATACAACGCTTTTCGCAATTTATTCTACGATCCGCAAAAGAAAAGTGAAGGTAACGACTATCAATATCACTATTTAAACTAATGATTATTTCATTTAATTTACCATACCATAACTGTTCTTTTGCATATATCTCATAATATGTGGCAATCTGTTCTGGCTTGCCAAAAAACTCCATAACATCAACATATGGAGAAAATTTTTCTACATCTTCTGGGCGAATCCAGAATTTTTTAAGTGCGGGAGTGTCCTTCCAAGAGGATTGGGCTACATTAGGAAAGACTCGAACTGAAGTTCCGCATTTATGAGCGAGTTCCGCAATTGTTTTTAATTCAAATCCCAACTCTTCTACTATATAAATATCTGTAACACCAAGAGCAAGATAGCCATTGAGAGTATCATAGTCAATTATAAATTCGCCAAAGAATACTTTAAATCCATGCTCTTTAAGTAATTCAAATAATTCTTTATTAAAGCTATCATTGTATGTACGTAATTTAAAATAGATATTTAAATCTGGATATTCTTTTACAATAGCATCAAATCGTTCTATATCTTTTTCAAATAAAAACATTTCCGCATCTGAGACGGATATGTTTATCCTCTTGTCTTGATACTTCAATAGAAACTCTACTAAAGTGGTATCTTCTCTGCGGTAATAGATAGTATATTCATCTATCTCTTTATCATATTTAAAATGCCTTTGATAATCTACACAAAATTTCATACGCTCTCCTATTAGTTGCTTAAAAGGCGAAGAAATAAATCTCCGCCTTTTATTTCCTTATTCAATTGCTACTAAGCCAACTTATATGCAGTTACCTTGCGGGAATCTTCTTTTACGTAGTCCTTTGCAACTACTCCTGACTTAATTAACTGAGTCAGTCTTGCAACAACCTTTGCCTTAGTAATAGACTCATCACCATCAGCAACCTGCTCAGTAATAGCGTCCGCAGTCTGAAGTTCATCAGTGATTACATCATAGATCTTTGCGCGAAGTGCATCGCCCTCAGCCTGCTTCTCAGCTCTACGCTCTGCCGCCTTAGCTGCCTTAGCCTCAATTGCCGCAATCTCCTTATCGCAGAATGAAATGATATCCTCTACATTCTCAACGCCAGACTCAGCAACGATCTCCTTAATAGCCTCAAAATACTCTTTCTTACACATAATTCATTTCTCCTTTTCTCTCTTTTTTGATTTTTTTATTTCTTTATCTTTTATGTATATATTATACTAAAAATTTTTTAAAATTTCAAGCGGTTCTTGCTTTAATTTTTTGCTGCTCTATACATAGCTTCAACCTTCTGAACCAAGAGCTTCGCATCAAAATCGGTAAAATCATCATCTGTAAGATTATACTGGTCAAAGATCTGATCCTTTACATCATTAGGATTGTAACCTGCGGCAATCGCTGCTTCAAAATCTGGCAGTACGCGCTCTAAATTCTCTTGACTCTGCATAATCATAGCCTGCATACCATTAATCTTATTAGTATGAGAGAAATCCGCGCCGCGAGAAAAATCCATTCCAATTAAACTAAACATTAATCAACGCCTCCTTTATGTTTTTGTTTTTCTTTTATCTTATTATAAATATTATAACAAAAATTTTAATAAAAATAAAGAAGCAGAATTAATCTGCTTCTTTATTTAATATTTTATCTACTGAATCTACAATATAATCCACCATATCTGTTGCGGAATTGCCTACAACCTCTATATTATTAGGCGTAACAAGAGACGCTGTCATCATTCGATAGCAAGTTGTTTTAGATGGAATAAATAATCCTAGTATAAAAATAATACTAGAAATTATAATACTCCGAATCATAAACTTTTTACCTTTTTCTGGTATATCTTCATCAGCAAGAGAAGCAGCCCATATAATTATCATTAAGAATATAATTACTGCACCTCCGCCAAATAGAAAAAATATTCGTAAAGAGTTAAATAACTCAATAAAATAAAACCACGCGGGATTGATAATCGGTTCCATACTAATCCTCCTTACTCTGTTTCAAATCACTTGTTGTCACAATTGCAGCAGCCTCTTCTTCCGAAAGATCTGGATCAATAGTCCTAATAGCATCTATAAGATCCATATCAGCCACCGCCGCATATTTACAAAAGATAACAATGTCATGTTCACTTTTACCAGTCACATCTGCTATTGATTCAACCAACTCATATGATACATGAGCCTCTTCACATTGCTTTTTAATAGTATCTTCAAATTGTACCACAGGTGACGCTAACATCATAAAAAAAGTCACTCCGATAATTAGTATTAGTAATCCCATGATTGAATCATTATTATCTATATCAGCTTTCCAAAATATTAATCCAATAAGAATAAATCCAATAAACATCAATCCAAAAGTTATGCAATATATTAGACTCATTATACTACTTTATCCTCCTTTTTGAGATATTTAGGTAAATCTTCTTTCTCTATAATAGCAATATGAACATAAGGTTCCCCATCTTTCATACATACTTCTATTGGTTCACCATTGTCGTCAGGCGGCAATAATATATTGTTCATATATATCCACGGAACGTCCATAGCGTAACCTTTAAAAACTGTTTCCCAATTTTCAATATTGAAACCCACATCTTTTTCTATTACAACTTTTGTGCAAGAGTCAAAATTTTTAATAAGATTTTTTAATTTAATATTTTTCATATTAATTCCTCCTTTTAATCACTATAGTCAGAAAAATCTAAAATAAGCGGTCTGTTATCAAAAAGACCAAATCCAATATTTCCATTATGTAAGTCCTCTAATACTCCCATATCTTGAAAGAAATCGAAGAACTTCTCAATCTGCTCCTCTCCATAATAATCTACTGCCAATTCCGCCCATTTTCTATTTACAATGCGCTGCCAATTCTTCTTTTCAACTATCTCTTGAGCGTTCTTTGATGTTTTTCTTGATGAATAACTGCTGTCATCTGAAAGCGGAATTGCTTTTTCCTGGATATAAACAGGAGTACAATCAACATAACCATAAAAATGAGTTTCAGTGAAAAATTTTTCAAAACCTTTTTCTTTTGCCATATTATATATTACTAATTCTGTTTCACAGTAATTATCTCCCTCGTCAGTGTCAATAAACAGATTAGCATTTTCAAAAGGATACCATCTTTCTATAGTTTCTAATGTCATTTCATCAGTGTATGTTTCATAAAATCCATTAAATGGAAGTTTAACAACATAATTGCAATCTGGAGGTATTATAACTGCTTTTGATATCCCATGATTGACTATGATATCTGTGTCTATATCTCTCATGTTCCAATAGATAGAATCTAATGCACTAGAATAATCATCATTATCCCGATCTCCGCCAAACTCATCTGGTATATGAGAAATATGATTTACTATCTTAGCAATCTTATCTTCTAATAACAACATATATTATCAATCCCTTTCTTTTTTCTTTCTATATATATTATAACAAAAATTTTTATAAAAATAAAAGAGGCGCCGCAAGGCGCCTCTTATTAACTTAAACTGTCTATAATTTTTTCTAATCTGCGGATTTGCTCATTCATATCCGCCACTTCTTTTTCTTTTGTTTTATATCTTTAATAATATTCAGAACACTCTCTAAGGAGTCCGCAAATAATAACAATAGTAGTTGCCAAAAGAAAATATAAAATACGTATTGTTGTCATCGTAGTCATATTACTCTCCTATCTTAATCACCTTACAACGAGTTACTTTTGTTGTTTTAACTCCCCTAAACTCCTCAAAAGCCTTTACCGTAAAAGATAAATCAACTGTTTGACCTGGTTCTATATCTGGGTCTGTTGCGGTAAACCATACTAAGCAATGATTTAGGTATTCAAATGTAAGAATATTTACCCAACCATATTTTCCACAATAACCACGTCTTGATTTAAAGATTGCGGTAATGTTGTAAATCTTATCTCCTATCTCTGCAGGATAGTACTCTGTAGTAGAAGGGCCTTCCGCCTCATGGATTTTTCTTTCTACTGTTGTTTTTGCGGTTTCCAGGTACATGGCGTTTTTAAGCTGCGGTTCCCATTTCATTATCTCATCAAAAGCAATAGGTAAGCAGAAATAGCCTTCTGGTAATTCAATTTCTCTATCGCAGTGCCATTTTAATACTGGATCAAAGCGGCAGCCCATCTCTTTTAATTTATCTTTAATTGAATATGTATCATCACCATATATACAATAGGTAAATCCATTAGAATCAAAGCAATTTTTAGCTAGCCATGCGGCTCTATTAACCTCGGATTCCGCATCATTTTTAGCAATACGTTCTGCATCTTTCTTTTCTTTTGCTTTCTTGCGGAGTTCGGTTGCACGATCCATAGCCGCCTTCTCTTTTTCTGTATAGAGGCGGATTGTTTTCTCTTCTACCCCAGTCCCCTGGCACCTATAGCAGACGCCGCCATCAACAGAAGAAATGACAGGCTCCATATTTCTTATGCCTATTACAAAGAACCCTCTACCAGAGCAACGATCACATTTGCATGTTGCGTCAACTACTAATTTTCCTTTTGAATTAGTATAAGCCTTTGATACGTCATACTTGAAATCTTTATACGAATCTGCTACAAAATATTTTTCCATAATCATCACCTCTCAGCCTTTCTATAAATATTATAACAAAATTTTAATAAAAAATAAAGAGTGAACATAAACTCACTCTTTTATTTCTTTAGAATGGGAGGTCATCAAAGTCATGCTGCGCATCTTCGATATCTCCAATAAAGAAATTACCATATTCAATAGGGACCTGCGGAAAGTAGAAGTCTTCAATGGCTTCGATTTCACTAATTTTAATATCTGGATCAAAGTCACCATGAACAATAACTGCCGCCAAGGTCTGTGCAGAAGTTATATCTGTCATAGAATACCAGCGCATTGCTCTTTTCAAAAGAACAGAAGTTGATTCATATACATTATTTGCTTCAAGATACTCACTAGCTATATTTACTGCTTCCATAATTAAATTCATGTTCATCATAATCATTACCTCTCTCTCTTTTCTTTTTTCTTTATCTTATGTATATATTATAACAAAAATTTTAATAAAAATAAAAGAAGGACAAAAGATTAATGTTTTTTATCCAATAGGTATTCAAAAAACATGCTAAGATTAAGTCCTGTGATAATTCCCCAGCATATTGTACAAAAAACTGCGGAGACTGGAGACATCATCAAAGCAGGGTTAACCGCAGAAACGCCAAAAAAGATAGCAAGAGCTAAACTAAGTAAAGTAAAAATTAGATATTTCATTTTATTTTCTCCTTTTGTTTTATTATTTAATTATATCAAAATTTTTCATAAAGTTCAAATCAAACAAGTTGACAAATAATAAATTTTGTGTTATAATGATTATATAAAAGTTAAGAGGTGGCGATTTTATGACAAAAGAAGAGTTGAGTAGAGAACTAAAGGTAAGTACAGATGAGATAACGAAACACTTTTCGCGCTTGCAAAAGAAGATGAAGCGGATAGGGGTAACTATTTTAAGGCGGGAAGGCGGTTATGGTTATTTGAGATCAGATATGTCGGAGGCGAAGTGGTGATAATTAAGTGTAATGTAAAAGCATGCGGTTTTTGTCGAGATGGCTTTTGTAAGGGTAAAATTGAAAATATTATGAATTGTCATTGTATGTATTTGTATAATGAGCATGGTGGATTTAATCCGTATTATAATGCTACAATAAAAGAACAGTATAAAGAAAAGGATGCGGAAGTGCAGGTTGATAGCGTTACAACGCTAGATGAAGAACGCACCGAAGCAACGGTTTCCGCACATGAAGAATAAATTTTTATTTCCGTATAAAGTGGAGGATAATAATATGAAGAAAGAGCTTGATAAGAAAAATAAAGAAGTAATTATTTTACAAAGAGAAGTAGAAGCATTACAAGAGGTAAAGGAAGAAAATAAAAGGCTTCATGATCTTTTGAAAACAATGTCTCAAAAGAGAGCTGATGTTATAAAAGAAAATGAAGCATTGAAACAAGAGAAAGACATGTTGAATTATGATTTGAAAGTAGCTAATATGACTATTGAGTTAGAACGAGGTCTTAAAGAGAAGAATCAGACGTATCTCAGAGAGACGGAAGAAGAGTTAGAGAAAGCGCAAGAGGAATTAAGATTTTATAAGAATCTTGATATGTGGGGAATGAAACTTGCGGATTTGTATGATTTAACACAAGAGAAGAGTTCAGTAAGGGAACAGTTGGCGAAGCAATCATCTGAAGCTGCCTATTGGAAAGATGAGAGTCTAAGGTTGCGGGAACGGCTTATGGATGCAAATGATCAGTATAGGGAACTTGAACATAGAGTAAGAGTGCTTGAGGGTGAAGTAAATCAGATATTAGGATAGCGGTTTAAATTTTAATAAAAAGTGAGGGTACGCGCGTGTTTAATTTTTGGAAGCAAAGAATTGCCATTGTTTATAACGATAAGGAATGGGCAAGAGATTTAAAGAGAAGTATTTTAAATTATTTTGACAATAGAGCAATGCATTATATCTATAGTCATTATTATGATAGTGAGACTATTATTTTATTTGACGAGACTATGATTATGTTTTATGAAGTGAGTGAAGTGAATCAGATAGAAGAGCCTGTTGATAAGATAGTGTTTCAGGAGGGGATAGCTAGTAACGTGCAAGATAAAGCAAGAGAGAAAGTGAAAAAGCGGGAATGGTTTGAATTGGACAGGGATTTTATGCGGAAATGGTAGGTATGAGGCGGAACAGAGCAAGCATTTCCGCATTTATTGAAATTTCCCTAGCTGTTGATATTTGTTAATTAACGAGGGAAAATGTGAGTTAAATATTGATATTGGACAAAAAACAACAAAGGTTTTGTTTGATTTTTCAAATAATGGAAAAGGAGGATAGAACCTTATGACATTACAAGAAGTATGTGAGAAATATAGTATTGCTGAAAGCAGTATGAAAAACGCATTTCCGCGTTCTCAAAAAGCTATTTTAAAAAAATATGGTGTAAAAATAATTAAAGAAGGTCGAGGAAAAAAAGCTATTTATAGAGAGGAGTGGATAGACGATATGAGAGCTAAAACTATGTATAATGAAGTAAAAGATGTTATGGTAATTAGTAACGATTCTTTAAGTTTAATAAATTGGGAATTTATGGTATTTTTAGCTCTTATTACTACTCCCATGTTAGTTTTTAGAGGAAGTTTTGAAGATTTTCTTAAATATGTAGAAGTGAAAGTAACTTCTAATAATATTACTTTGTTAAAAGAGGCTTTGAGTAATTTAGAAGAAAAAAATTATATTAGTTATAATTTAGATAGAACAGATTATAGTTATTTTGTTGCCGCCATATGCAGAAAGACAGAAGAAGATATGCAGATTGGCATTGGAATGATTCGAGATTGTAAAAGATTGGCAGAAAAATATAATAAGCGTAGCTGGGTACCTCTTTTAAAGATGTGGTTAGGAGTAGAAATGTTATCTGCAACTCAACCTTATACAATAAAAGAATTAAAATCAATTACTGGATTAAATGATTATCAAATAAAAGAAAGCAATAGGATATTAAAAGAATCATATATTTTTAGAACTTCTCGAGCTTATATAAATTATTATAGATGTATTGGAAGTTATGTAGACTTGAATGCAGAGGCTTTTTATAAAATTTAATAATTTTGTTTGGATTAAGCATTTTTCAACCCTATTATAAGTGTATATATATAGGGTTGAAAAAATCCAATTCCAAACAAAAATGTTTAAATAATTATTGATGTTAGAGAGATGTTATATCCCGAGCGTATGCGAAGGGATATAATCTTCTCGACGTTAGGCTGCTTTAGCAGCCTAAAGATTTTTTATGAAGTCCTGTATTACCTTATCAAGGTAATCCCTATTTTTCACCTCAGCGCACCCTCTATAAAGAGCCATAAAATCAGTATCATGCATCTTATCCACGTCCGCCTCAAAATCATAGAACATCTGTTTTATCTTCTTAACCTCTTCCGCAGTAAAATACTCCCTGGGAGCAACACCTAGCGCAACTAAGTAATTCACCATGGCATTAACGAAGATACCGCGCGTCTGCTCTATATTCCTTTTTTTGGTAATTTCCTTATCCGCCTCTCTAACCTTCTTTTTGTACTCTTGTATTAGTTCATCTGCGGAATGTCCTGACTCTAATAATTCTTTAATTGAAGCCATTATAATTATCTCTCCTTTTGTTTTATTTATTATATATATATTATACCATAAAATTTTTTAAAAATCAATTATGGGGCGGGAGTCGGTTAAGGATCTTTTATCGACTTCTCTTTTGCTTTTTATGATTAGCTATAAATAATAGTTAAAATGGAGTAAGGTAAATAAGGCAGTAGTTAAAATAGTCAAAATGGAGTAAAATAAGACAATAGTTAAAATAAGGTAAAATAAGGCAGTAGGTAATAGATAAAATAGTTAAAATAAGACAATAGGTAAAATAAAGTAAAATAAAATAATAGGTAAAATAAAATAAGGTAATAGTTAAAATAATTAAAATAAAATAAGGTAATAGTTAAAATAAGACAATAGTTAAAATAAGACAATAGTCCTGCGACCGACAACCAGATTAGATCTTCATTTCTCTTCGTCTCCGCTATCAATGAACAGAATTAGGCTGCTTTAAACTGCTTGAAAGGGGCGGGGACCGGTTCCCGCGCATTTACAGGGGATTGTTTAATGTTATTTTAAAATTCTCATTTCAAAAAATAACAATTCTTAAAATAAAAGCTCATTTCAAAATTTTTTGATTGGTTGCTTTTATACTTTTGACTGCTGTTCTGCTCGCAGTCTATTAAAAAAGTACTTTTTTATCAAACCCTTTATAGTGTACTTAAAAAGTGACAAAATTTTGTGGGCAAAGTTTGTTAAAGAGGTCTTTCTTTCTTTATATACTATTGTAGTGATAACATTTTAAATGAAATATATAACTGTTATCACTTTTTACCTCAGTATATATTTTTACTACAAAGGTAAAAAATGATAACAATTTGCTTAGCCTAGAAGAAGAAAGGAGATAAGATATGAAAGAATTAAAGCTAGGTAAAATGACTAATAAAGAATTGATGGAATGGTTTGATACTACATCTAGTTCAAGAAGTTTTTCTGCTAATAAGAAGCGCTATCTAAAAAAACTTAAAGATTATGCTGAATTTGAAGTAGTTCATGGAGGTGTTAAAATTACTCGTATTATTTGTCCATTCTATATTAAAGATCAAGAGGCTAACGCAAAAGAGTACTTGCGTATTGTTAATGAAACCCCAGATCAACTTACTTCAATAACTGCTATTGTAGAAAAGATGCAGACTCAAGAGCCATATAAGAATATGTCATTTGAAACTCTTAAATATCGCATGACGTTAGCAGGTAAACTTGCTTTTGGCATTACCGCAGAGGAAGAAAGTAAAGGCTTGTATGGTAATAGACATTATATTTGGGCTATTAAAACCTATGAAGTGGATCGCCCCTACCGTTACTTAACTAAAGTAGAAAAAGAACTTTTTGACTATTATACAGAAAATATCTATAAAGAAAATATAGATAGAGTGCAGAAAGAAGCGTTATTAGAAAAAGAGTATCAAGAATCTGATACTATGTCAAAAGAAGAGTATTTTGCTAAGAAAGAGGCGGCGGGGCTTAATGTATTCCAAGATGTACTTCATGCATTTAAGAAGCACACTGGAGAGCAAATAGTTAGGGCAACGCAACATGAAGTAGAAATGTGTTATAGAGAAAGTGCTTTTGAAATGATGACAGATGTGAAGCTAACCGAAGAAGAGAAAAAGGACTTTTTAGTAAAAACTGGAATTAGCGAAAAGGAACTAAGTATATTATTTTATGCATATGAGCAAGGTGAAGATGTGTCTGAAGAATTAGCGCAATTTAGAGCAGCGTTAAATGAATATAAGAATAGTAAGAGTTCAGAAGTTTCATGTTAATCTAACATGAGACTTCTTTCTTTTGTTAGGCAAATTTAAAGCCATTGCCAATCTGGTGCTAAATTTATATGCGTGACGAGTATTTGTTCGTTTTTTAATATTGCGTTACGGAGAATGGGCGGAAATAAAAAATGGTTTTTTTAATATTATATCATAAAATTTTTTGAGTGTCAAGAATGTGCGGAGATGCGCCATATGGTGACACGGAGTAGAGAGAGGAAGTGAGAGCGGGCTCCCGCCAGAGAGGTGAAGTGAAGAGCGGAAATCTGGGAAAAATTCGCATATGAGGAGAGGTCCAAACACTTGAGAAAAAAGTGCATATAGGCGTTTGGAGCTGGGGATCGGCGCGTTTCTAAAGAAAACGCGCCGCCATTATACCACAATAGCAATCATTTGTCAAGTAGTAAAAATGCACAAAAATAATGACCAAAACCGCTTGGATTTTGGTCATTTTTGGTTATTTTTTCTTTTTTCTCTGTCGAATTAAGTCAATTTTGAAGGTTTCGCCTTTATTTTCAAACAAAATCAACTTTGTTTCATTAATTATCTGAATATTTTCGTATTTTTCGCTCAAGAACTGCGCCATTTCCGCAATTATTTGTTCTTTTACAGCGTCTTCTTTCTTTACTCGTTCCTTTTGGGTCTTTTTCTTTGCGGTTTCCGCGCTTGCTTGGTGGATAGTTGCGGTGATGCGATTGTCTTGCGCTTTCCTGCACAGTTCCTCTTGTTCTTCATTTTCCAAGAGTCCTTCATCTTCCAAGTACACTTGAATTGCTTCTTCTTTTGTTAAGTCAAGTGCTTTCATGTACTTGCTGATTTCCGCATCTGGAATATTCTTTTTCTTTCCATTTTCTAGTTTGTAAATCATGTTTTATTACCTCTCTTTCCTTTGTTTTTAAATAAATTTTATCATAAAAATTATTGTTTGTCAAGTATAATTTTTGGGCGGCATCTCTGCCGCCCTATGTGAAAGGAGGTTACAAAAATTAGATATTGAACCTCTCAAGTGAGAATCGAACTCACGACTTTCAACCACATAGGAAGCTGTTTTTCCAACTAAACTATTGAGAGTTAAGAAAGGGGGGGCGGCGTTGCCGCCCTTTGTTTTTCTACTCAGCGGATTCAATATTTAGAGAATAGAACGGTGTTTTCTTTTCAAAGGTCTTTACAATTTTTCCATCTCTTACATGCGGAGCGATAATTGCGGCAAGTTTTGGTGTTGATACTGCCTTTCCCGAGTTAAGCGGGAACTCAGCGATGCGCGTGTCAGCTAGTAATTCAATCATGTTAAGTGGCCTTTGTGCATCTGTAAGTACTGTAATTACCACGTCCGCTAACTTCTCATTTTCTTCTTTGTTCTTTGTGTTGCCGCATTTAGATGTTTTGTTTTCAAGTAACTTGATACGAGAATTAAAGAACTCAACCATGTCTGCCGCGGTTACTTCCTCGTCCCACTTGTTAGTAAACTTGATGTCCAAGTCCTTTACAGCCTCGATTGCCATTGCATAAAATTCTTTCTGTGTTGTTTTTGTCATCATGATACATACCTCATTTCTTTCTTTTGATTTTTTTGTTTTGTTTCTTTTGACATATTTATTATATCATTTTTTATTTTTGTGAGGGAGTGCTTTTTAAGCACTCCACCTTTATTAAATTGCATTATAGATATTCATTATGCGTTTCCAGTATGCCGAACCTTCATCGGCTCTATTTTCTCCATCATTTTCTACAATATACTGCTCCAATAAGCGTTCTATTGTATCTTTGTATTTAGGCTTCTTCTTGATGTATTCAGTAGTAGTACCCAATTCCCTAAACGGAAACGCTTTTATCTGCGGTTCTATTTTACCTTTTTTCAATGCTCTAGTAAGAATCTGTGCTTCGATTTCCGCATCATTCAATGCGGTGTGCTGTTCAATGAAGTCGTGTTGATTCATTAAATACTGGAAACTGGTTTCCGCGCTTGTCTTAAAGTATAACACGCTTGCTGTTACTAATTCATTGTCCAGACAATAGTTTCTGTATTTGTCAATATTTATCAAGCGGTCGCAAGCAATTCCCCATAAATCAGTTATCGGATAGCTGACTCCGCGCAGTTCAAAATAAGGCTTTAAATATTCGGGGTTGTGGTCATCGCTTTTTGTGCTCTTTAGTATCTTTTCACACTTCTTCTTTTGCTTTGCTTCCCATTCGTTGAAATCTGCACTGTAAAGGTGCTCAATGTATCTTTCTGTGAATGGAATAGCTTTTTTAAAATCAAAACAAGCATTGAACGCGGTCGCCATGTCACAAAATTGCAAGTCTTCTATTAGTACCTTGATGATATTATTCCAAGTATCAGCCTTTATTTCCCCTTTTTCGTACAAGTCCATGTAGATTGGTCGCTTTTCTTTGTAGTATGCAGTATTGAATACGTTAGGTACAAAGAATGTTTCCTGCACTAAATAGTTTTCTCTTTTGACCACATCGCCCTGTGTTGTAGTGATAGTCCAGCCGATATCATAAACAAGCGGCTTGGCTATAGCGATTTTCTGCTTCTGCTTTGCGTTCTTGCACAGCTCATTTACAAATGGCAATGTAGCGGTTTCAGTGTCCAGTGTTAAATAAAATTTCCTTTTACCCATTAGGTTTACCTCTCTTTCCTTCGATAGATTAAGTATACCACAATTCGGGAAATGGGTCAATAGTGCAAAATGTACAAAGATCGAGGCAAAATTTTGGTGATATTTACCAGTTGACAAACTCGGCTCGCTGCGTTCCACAGCGAGCCGCCAAATACAATAGTGCAAGTTGCACAAAAAAAGAGGAAGAATCCTACGATTCTTCCTCACTCTCATATTCTTCTACGGAAAAAGTACAATTATCATAATACCATTCTCTTTCTTCATCATACTCATTGTCCTCGAACTCATCTAAATGACAAACATATTCATAACTTTCTGCATAATCATACAGTCCTTCTTGTGCAACATTTTCGGCTTCCTCAAAAGATTCTGCTTCGATAACAATAGCTTCATCACAACCGCAGTATCCATTTGAGTATTGTACTAAATATTTTTTCATTTTATCTACCTGCCTTCCTGCGGATAGCCGCCATTCTACGTTCTACCAGTCCCAAGTCTACTTTTGTGTGATCCTCGATAGTTGTGTACTTGGGTACTAACTCAGCACCTGTTTCCTTTCCTTTCTTTACCGCCTCTGCGTAAGTAGGAATCTCAACACCATTTACCATGTAAGTTAATCTTGTCATAATTGTTACCTCTCTTTCTTTTGATGTATTTATTATAATCTATTTTAGGAAAAAAGTCAATTGTGCAGATTTAACAAAAGTAAAAGAAAAAATTTGTGCATTATTACTACTTGACAAACCTCGGCGCGTCATGACCCATGACGCGCCGCCAAATGCAATAGTAAAATTATACAAAAAAAGAGGCGGCTTATCGCCACCTCTTTGTTCATTTTTACTCTGCGTCAGCATCTGCATCGCCGAGGGAGTAGAACGGAGTCTTCTTCTCGAGCGTCTTTACAATCTTACCTGTCCTAACAAGCGGAGCGATTACTGCGGAGAGCTTCGGAGTAGATACCGGCTTACCACTCTCCAGTGCGAAGCCACCGATGCGGGAGTCCGCAAGAAGTTCGGTCATGTTCATTGGCTTATCTGCTTCCTCAAGTACCGATACAACAACGCTTCTCAGTACCTCATTCTCAACCTTGCCTTTGGGTTCCTTATTGCTCTTTCTCTTGTTATCCAGAAGTTCTACCTCATGGTCGATAAATGCAAGCAGGTCATCTCTGCGGGCGTGCTCTGAAGCCTCTACGATTGTTCTAAGCTCTGCGAAGTTCTCTCTCTTTGTGATTTTTGTGTTTGTCATAATTCATTACCTCTTTCTTTCTTTTAATTTGTTTTTTGTTTTCTATGTATTTATTATACCATTTTATTGAAGGTTTGTCAAGAACTTTTTTATTTTCTTTTTTCACTCCCTTTTGTTGATTTTGTTCTTTCCCTTACCTTGTATAATAATTATAGCATTATTTTTTTAAAAAAACAAGAGGGAATATTGCACAAATTCGGGATGCGGGAACCTAGGTCTGTAGTGCACTTTACCGAAAATAAATTATTGGGGGCGGTTAGTCTTGACAAACTTGGCGCGCTGCGATCCTCAGCGCGCCACCAAATAAAAAGAGAACTTTTCAGCTCTCTAATATCCCTGCCATGCGGCAACATGCGGAAAATGCCTGCACGCAATCAAGCCATGCTTCATCATCTTTTGCGATGTCAAGTAAATCCGCCTCATCAAAACCATCTGGGACTCCCATTGTAATCCAATATTCAATGACGTCCTCATCTCCAATTTCATTTCTGATGTATTTGTCAAACTCTCTTAAAAAACCAACTCTGTACTGCGTCATAGCTTTTTCTCCTTTCCTTTTGATGTATTTATTATATCATATTTTTAAATTTTTGTCAATAGGTTGCGGAGTTTTTAATACTCCGCAACTATCAATTCATTCAATTTTTCCATAATGTTTTCACTTGCGTCAATAGTTCTTCCAAGCGTCCAGCCTTTGCGTACTTTTTCATTGTCATCAATTAAAATCTGATACCCGCCATGCCTGCGTGTGCAATTTGCCTTTGTCGTCCCATATTTCACAAGGTGGATTTCGTCATAAGGGAAATTGTACTTTGCAAGCCACTCAAGTTTTGCCGCTCTGACTTTTTCGTCATAAATCTTTGTGCTTCCCTTAGATAGCCAACTAGTTACTACAACTTTCCAACCAATAGAGCGAAGTATGTTTAAAACATCAGCTAAAACTCCCATGTCATACATTGGAAGCGCTTCCACGTATGGTCTAGCATTTCCTGCTCTTAAATCTTTCAACCAATCATTTACCTCATACAAATTAGCTATAGTTCCGTCCATGTCAAATACTAAAACCTTATTCATTTTGATTACCTCTCTTTCTCTTGATAGGTTAAGTATAATACAATTCGGGATAGAAGTCAAGCTAGCAAAATGCACAAATTTTGCGGGAGATTTTTGGTGAATATTACCAGTTGACAAAAGCGGCGCGTGACAATTCATCACGCGCCGCCAAATAAAGGGAGCCTTTTAAGGCTCTCTCCATGTGCACCAGTTTCTTAGTGCGAACTCTGCGAGTTCTTCTGCGTGTGGCGGAAAATTTAGCTTACTAGCGCATTCAAGCAACCACTGAAAAACCTGTCCGCGCACCATTTCTTCATCATTTTTATCTACCCAGTCCGCTATCTTAAAATCTTTCATGTGGTAAACCGAGTCAGGGTGTTTTGTACTGCCGCCCCATAACTCCAATACATAGATATTTTCATCGCTTGGATAAATTTTAATCATTTTCTTAACCTCTTTTCCTTTTGATACATTTATTATACTATACTTGCTGTTGCTTGTCAATCTCTATTTTTAAAGTATCGCTATTAATATCAGTCCTGTTGTTATTGCGGTACAAGCGCAATCCTTAACTTTGTCTGCGGCGGGTCGTTTCAAGTAGAACGTCCTAACAACTGAAATCAGATTCGCTATGAGGTATACCCCTTGACCAAGTAAGTACCACGGTCCTATAGTACACTGACCTACTATTAAAAGTACCAATACCGCATACTGTGCATTTTCAATTAATTTTTTCATTTCATTGACCTCTCTTTCATTTGATACATTTATTATAGCATAGAGGCTGACTTTTGTCAACCCTTTTTACAAAACTCAAAATTAGATTCTATTATATTTCCATATGTATCAGTAACTACTAATATAATGTTATCGTCGGCAAGATGCATTAAAAGATCGTAACTATCAAATGCGTTTTTGATGTTGTCAAAATCTCTCTTATCTGTTTTTTGACTTTCAATATTAACTACTTGCACTGTATAGTATCCATTCATTTTATTACTCTCCCTTCACTACCTTTACAATAATGTCATCATAGATATTCGAGTCTGTATGATTTGTATACATCTTTAATATTACTTTGTCTCCAACAGAGAAACCTGCTTTATCAAATTCCCACACATTCCCAGTTGTATCTTCTACGAAACAATCAGTTCCGTCAACTCCTATTATCTTGCCTGTGCGCGTATAATGCGAATCAAGATAATTTCCAACCCCGACTAAGATTAAAAGTACCAAAAGGGCAATTCCAGCTTTCATTGTTTTCATTTTCTTAACCTCTCTTTCATTTGATAAATAAATTATAGCAAATTTTGGGATAAAAGTCAAGTGTACAAAATGACCAAACATTCAGAAAAAATTTGTACAGTTTTACTCTTGACTTGGCAGCGGCGCGCTACAATCGCCACCGCGCCGCGCTCAGATAAAAATCCATATGCAACTTTTATAAAAAATGATTTTAAAATAAATCCTATATGCAACTTTTATAAAAAATGATTTTAAAATTTGTGGAACTTGCACAAAAACAAACATTCATTTATAAAGTGCCTATAGGCGGATTCCTTGCGGTTTCCGCCTATATCTGCTTCCTATTGATTCATAACCCAATTATACTGAGCCTCAACGCTTGCTATTGTCAATAAGCCTTTTTCATAATTTTCGCAAGTCATGCAAAATCCTATTGTGTGTTCCGCCTCAAAACCAAACTTCCTGATAATATCATCAATCATTTTTTCAACTTCTTTCATCATTTCTTTATTCTCCCTTCTGAATCTTTATTGGTGTAGGATTTCCGTAGTGCTTAATTTTTCTTCCATTCTTTGTAGTAGTGTAGTAAATCTTTTCAACTTTTGCTATCATTTTGATTACCTCTCTCTCATTTGATATCTTTATTATAGCATGGGGTTGGCGATTTGTCAACCCCTTTTTCTATTTTATTTTACACTGTGAAACTTGCTACTACTTTATTCCCTCTTGTGTAGATATCGAACATGGCGTTGTTGACTCTAACGCGGTCTGTATGTCTCATACCGTCGATTTTGTTTCTTTCTACTAACTGAACCTTTCCATACTCTTTAGTTGTGATTGTCATAATTTTTACCTCTCTCTCACTGTGTTGTTGTTTCCTTGTTTCTATAATTATAATACCACGGTAAGAGAGAAAATGCAAGGCTTTTTTATAAAAATAATACACAAAAGATAAAGACTATTATTGTGCAGATTGCACAAAGTGAATTGTATGCACAATAGACACAATTAGACTGTGCGGACTTCGGTTAGAGATCACTAACCTGGGTTAGGCAAGACTAACTGGAGTTAGTCCGCCATTACGGGAGTTCGCTTCAACTAACCAGAATTAGAAAAGCCTAACAAAAGTTAGCTGAGCCTAACTGAACGCATAAAGCGGCGCGCTGCCAGGTTGAACGCCCGACAGCGCGCCGCCGCATTAAAAAATACTACAAATTTTATATAATTCATTTATGAATAATAATACCCCATTCATAATAATTTTTAATAACAATGATTTTTGATTTTCTTAAAATTAAAATAGGATTGATGTTACTATAAAGCGAAACGCACCACTAAAACTACATGGAAATAGTTCATGAAAAATTATTTTAAAAATACGCTAATCGCTTCAAAACACACGTTTGCATTGTCTTTTGATTTGATATCTTCATTTTCAGCAAAACTATTCATGGCAGAAGATAACAAGTCTTTAACGTTAATAAACTCAAGTACCATTTTTAACGCGGCTAACTCATTAAGATTCACTCTACCCATTATACATTCGCTCCTCCTTTTTTATTTTTTCTATCATTATTATAACATAAAATTTTATAAAAATCAATCATTTATTTCAAAAAGCCATATGAGGTTTGATGCGCAAGCGGAACCCCGCTTAGTCTCCCTATGGTGCGTTATGGCGTTGCCTCTCAGCGGTCACAGAAAAATTGCGTTATAGGGGTTCTGACCAAAGTGCGCTATAGGCGAACGACGCACGAGCAAGTCTTACCACACGCGCCTAATAACCACATATGAAGCGCATATAGCCATTCCCGCGCAGATACCTATTTCTTAGTTAGTCCTATCTAACTTTATATCTAAGGTTAGTCTTAACTAACCCAAAGGCTTGGAGTTAGTCTTATCTAACTCCAGCCGCGTTCCTGCTTTATAGCCTCATACCGCACCCTATTCTCCGCTGAAATCTTGTCTTTATCATACTCACGGACTTTTACTTTTGTGTAGCCATAGCGCATTAAGTCCTTACTAGTCCAATAGCGCTTGTTACATATCTTCTTAATGCCCTTTGTTTTAATCTCTTGTGTGTAGCCTTTATTGCCTAGTTCCTTCGCTGTGCTCGTGTCTTGTGTGATTATTGCGCTCACCGGCTTGTATTTATTGTCTGGATTGAACAGTGTTACTTGATACTCTTTTATCATGGTCCTTACCTCTCTCATAATCATGCAAGTGCTAGTCAAACTAGCACTTTAGGTTTTAGTAAATTTGTGTACCTATTAAATTAAATACTTCATTATTGTTTAGATAGGATACCACTTCTTTATTTGCTATAACATGTGTATAAAAAGCGTTTGTGTGCCCCCCAGAAATTGTATAAAGTTCTTCATTACTTGCTTTATATTTTTCTCTTGCTAATTCGTAACATTCTTCATTCTGATAATTTTCTATTCTAATCATTTCATTAGTAAACAATCGAGTTAAAGTTTTGAGATACCATTCTATTTGTTCTGCATAATCTAAAACCTCACTTTGTAAAACCTCTATTGCTTTATCGCTAATAGAAGATTTTAACTCTAAAATACTCATGTCAATGTGATTCATGTTGCTTAGTTCTTCTTTAATAGCTTCCATTGTCTTTTTTGTAATAATTGTGTTTAGCATGGATAAGTACCTCTCTTTCACTATTGTATTGTTTATTTGTTGTCAAGCGTTAGTTGATAAGACTAACGCTTGAGCGTATGTGTTTGTTATTAATATGCATATATATCACCATTATCTTCTGTTAGCACGCTGTGTTCTTCCAGTTCCCGAACCAATGACATTGCTAAGATGCAAGTGTTGTAAGTATTGTTTGTATTGTAACCTAAAATTGTGTACTCATTTTGTGTATCTTCTGCGTACCGCTCACCTTTATCATTCAGCTCTGTGCTATTCAATTTTACTAAAGTTTTGATTAGATGCTCTGATGTTTTTTCTATATCAGCTATTAAATTCGTATAAGTAGTATCGCTTACTACTAATTCAAGTTCCCCAAGGGCACTATCAATAATGTCGATAGTTTTTAAATCTTTTTCAATAAGTTCCATTGTTTGAATTTTGGTCATTGCCTTTGTCATAATGTTTATCTCCTTTCCTTTTTTCTTATGGCTATGAGATTAAATAATCTCATAGCCCTTATTCTATTATTTTAGATATATACATTGTATTCTGTAATTGTATTATTATGTGTTGCTATGTTCATGCTGTAGTCAATAGCATCGAGCAGGGCTTCCATAGCTTCGACATTGGCAAGAACAAAGTTAACAGTACCGAAATATTCAGTAATAAAATTGATTTTAACAGTATCAATACAATCAGCGGTTGAGCTAATGTTGTACATCTTGTCGAAGTATTCCTCGAAAAAATCTTCCATAACTTCCTCTAAGTCATCACAAAGATAAGAAATATCCGTTCCAATCTGGTCGATAGCTTCATTAGATAAGATTTCATAGTTTCTGTAAACAAGTAAATCTAAGTTGTTGATGTGCTCAATAATTTCCTTAGTAGTTTCAATAGTAGAATAGTTTGTGTTTTTCATAGTGGCTTCCTCTCTTTCACTAAATAAATATGTTTTTAAGTTGTGAGGCTTGTTTGTTATTTCCCTTGCCTCACGTATAGAATACCACCATAAAAGATATTTGTCAACACCTTTTTTGAAAAAATAAAAAATTTTTTTGTCAAGGACGCGGGGTATCAGCTCAGCCGTTAGGCGAGACTAACTCTAGTTCTACGCAGCGTACCAGAGTTAGTTGCTGATAACTGTAGTACGGGGGGACTAATTCGGGAGTTAGTCAAGACTAACTCGGATTAGTTCGCCTCCAGCCCAAAATTCTCTCCAAAATTAATTTTTAAATCTCAAATACGAACTTCAAAACCATTTTTCAAATCTCAAACACGAATAAATATTTTCAAGTCTTAAATACGAACTTTACTTCAATTCTGTAATAACCTTTTTCGTTGATCCATCATCATATGTATAAGTCGCTAAAACGCCTGTAACAGTCTCTCCTACCTTATCCTTATATCTATCATAAATCTCGCTCCCACTAAAATAAAATATTTTGCCATCATATTCAACAGTAATTTCATAGGTAGCTGAGTGCGTAATTAATACAGCAGGTTGAAACCACTCTGGATCATAATACGAATCAATAACAGTCACTTCCACATCTTCATATTCTGTATTTATTATTTTTGCACATCCGTTTAATGTTAATATTAAGCAAAGTACAATAATTATACCAAAAATTCTTTTCACAACCCAACATACTTCCCATAATCTCTTTTCTTCGCACCCCACATAACCTCATACAATCCCCTCGTTGCAATCTTTTTTGCGGAAGGCAGCGGCTGCTTTCTTACTTTAGGTAATCCTTTATTTCTTTTTCCTGCCATAATTTTCCTCCTAGTTGGTTTGTTTGATTGCTGAAAGCAATCAAAAGCAAACCAATATTCCATGTTTTCCTTGCATCTTAAAATCCATCATCAGTCTCTTAACTATCTGACTCCCATCATTGTAAGCAACAATGTAGTCTGCGGTTTGGACAATTTTGTTTAATAGCTTCTCCAAGTCCGCTTCTACTATAAATTCAACAGGTGCGCCATTTGCGGAAGCCCATTGATAGCCAATACCTTGCTTCGCGGCGCTCTCTACCTGCCCTCCGCACACAACAGTAAAGAGAAAATGTTGACTATCTTCAATTAATTTATTCATTGTTGCGGTCAGTTGGTTAAAGTCCCATGAACCTACTATCACGATTTTCATATCGACTCCCCGCGTCTTCTATAAGTATCTAATTCAGTAAGCCAGTGCACTAGTTGCAAATTTTTTAAAGCCTGCTCCTCATTGCCCTTTCCTATTTCTTCATAATATTGGTCTTTATAGTAACTAATTGCCTTAGTTATTTTTAGATGCCTTTTGTTCTCTCCTAAATCAAAATAATCTTTTATATATTGCAATACAATATCTAAATTATAAGAGCCATATCCAATATGAGATTTTCCATCTTCACCTAAATATTTAATTGCGTAATATGTACTTTCTCCGCACTTCTCTGTTACAATAGTTAATTCTGATACTTTGATCTTGCGGCAACCGCTGCTTTGTGTCGCCACACACCTTTCCTCTGTTTCTCTACTAGTCTCCAAAACCGCATCCTCCTTTAAAATAGGGACAAAATATATCACATTGTCCATCTTTTGTATATTTGCAATGTGGGATTATTAAATCTGGAACAATCCCCGCATTTTCAAATTTTTCTTTCCATGTGCTCTTGTTGCAAAAGAAGTCGGCTGTCTTCCATCCATAATGTTCAAGAATATAATTAAACATTTCTATTAGCCGCCATTCTTTATCAAGCCTTAAATCTTCTTTTTCTTCATCTGTTAATCTTTTAATAGTATGCTTCCGACCATTCAATTTAATCCACCAGACAGTCGGATCATTTTTTAATTTCTCTGGTGCGTCATCATAATAAATTATTTCATGCGGATTTACCCTCATACTATTCGGTCTATATCTTGGGACTTTCATCTCCGCGTCCATAATTGCGGCATTTACGCCAGTTACTGTAAATAGCATATATTTATCATCTCACTTTTTATTTCTTAATTATATTATAACAAAAAATTATTAAAAAATCAATCAAATCTCTTTAATCTGGGTTGACAAAGAAAAATTTTTGTGTTATACTAATATTAAGGAAGTAGAAAGGAGAACTTTTATGGCGAGTATTGAAAAAAATGATAAAAATGAAAAATTAACAACGCCAATGCCTTTTAAATTAGATTATTCTCTTGAATCGCCTGAAGAAAGAAATGAATTAGTCAAAAAAATTATAGATAGTTTACCACCTGAACGGCTTACTAATAAATATATTGAAATTTTAACTGATTATATAATTTTTGCAATGGATAAAAAAGAAAAACAAGAGAAGAAAATAATAACAGATAATAGAATGGTAACTCTCAATAAGCGTGAAACATCTTTTCAAGGTTTAGCTACTAGACTAGAAAATGGCGAAGATGGTATTTATAATATGATTGCGAATGATAAAAATATCATTTTTATGCCAAAAGTAGAAATAACAGAAGAAGATTTAGAAAATATACCCGCATTAAAAGAATTGCGAGATGGGATAGATTTAGTTGAGAAGCAATTTAAGGCGGCGACCGGAAAGAAAAAATTCTTACTAAAGAAACAGTTGATAGAAATGCGGCAAGATCAATATACGATTAGAAGCGCTTACCGCAAACCTATATACTTTATGAACGCAGTTAAGAGTTTTTCTAAAACAAGTTTAGATGAAAAAATTACAATAATAGAAGATGGGGAGATTATAAGTAACGGGGTTATTTCTTTATTTAATCCAAAACACATATCTGCGCTTTTGTGTAATTATTCAAAAATGAAAGAAGATTCTTGGGGTAAATTCTGGAGTGATTCTTATTTTCTCATGGAAGATTTGGACAATTTAATTGAAAAGACTTTAAAAGATAAATACCCACTTTATTATGATTTACTTATTTATAAAATTGATGGACGTCAAAATGTAGAAATACAACAATTGCTAGAAAAAAAACATGGTATTAAACACTCTATTGAATATATTTCATCTTTATGGCGGAATAAGATTCCTAAGTTAATTGCGGAGCAAGCTCAAAAAGACTATTTAGTTTGGTATTATAGCACTCAAGAATATGGAAAATGGAAAAGATGTTCTAGGTGTGGTCAAATTAAATTAGCCCATAATAAATTTTTTTCAAAAAATAAAACAAGCAAAGATGGCTGGTATTCAATCTGCAAAGATTGTAGAAATAAAAAGAATATAAAGAAAGAAGGTTAATTATGGGAGCAACATGTATTTGCGCGAAATGCGGAAAAGCCATGGATGAAAAGCAATTTTATACCTATAAGGATGGTAGAAAAACAGAATTATGTAAAAAATGCTTAACTATGCATATTGATAATTTTGAAGAAGAAACTTTCCTGTGGCTCTTGGAACAAATGGATGTTCCATATTTACCAAAAGAATGGAATGTTTTAAGAGATAAGGCTTATGCAAAAGATCCTTATAATATGAATGGTATGTCTGTTTTTGGTAAGTATTTATCAAAAATGAAATTAAAACAATGGAAAAATTATGGATGGGCGGATACCGAAAAACTTCAGGCGGAAGCCGAAGGTAAGAGACTCGAGGCAACTGAAGCTATGAAAGAGTTTGAAGAAGCTATTAAAAAGCAATATGAGAGTGGAGAAATCTCAGAAGCTCAATATAGAACTTTAACTAGCGTACCCTCTCAGCATGAGAACGAAGGCGGAAGACCTGCACCTCCGCCGACAACTGATTTTGGTAAGGCTTTTTATGATGAAAATAATTTCATATCTGAACAAGAGCTACCAGATCCTGCATCAGAACTTACTACCGATGATAAACTTTATTTAGCGATGAAGTGGGGACGACTTTATAAGCCAACTGAATGGGTTGAATTAGAGAAAAATTATAATGAAATGATGGAATCTTTTGATATTCAAGATGCGGATACTGTTAATACATTAAAATTAATTTGTAAAACTAATTTAAAGCTCAATCAAGCCATAGACTGTGGTGATTTAGATGGATACCAGAAGCTCTCTCGAGTCTATGAAAGTTTGCGGAAGTCCGCTAAATTCACCGCCGCACAGAATAAAGAGACAAAAGGAGACTTTGTGGATTGTATTGGAACTATGGTTGCCTATTGTGAAAAAGAAGGTGGTCAAATTCCAAAATTTGAAATAAAGGCAGATTTAGATATTATAGATACTATTATTAAAGATAATAAAGAGTATACCAAATCTCTTATTTATCAAGATACAGCTCTTGCTAAACAGATTGAAGAATATTTAAAGAAAAAAGAAATTTCAGAAGAGATGAGGAAAGATAAAGAACAGGCTAAAAAGAATAATGAAGAGGGCTATACTTTAACTGATAAAGATATAGAAGATAATTTAAAAAGAATTGAAGAAGAAAAACAGCAAGATGCCCAAGAACAATATGAAGGGAATGATGAAGAATGAGCTTACAGAACTTACTAGAACTTTCAGATACTCGAACTAAGAAGCAAGGTCTTTCTGAGGAGCGTCTTAAAGCACAGTTGCCCAATCTCCGTTACTTGATATCTTTTTTCAGAGAATATCCTGACCTCTTGGTAGATTTTATAAAAGGTGAAGATAGTACTTTTCAATTCTATACATATCAGCGTGTCTTCCTACGTGTGGTAATGCGTCATAAGTACGTGTATGCTACATTTCCGCGTGCTTATAGTAAATCTTTCTTATCTATGATGGCTCTTATGTTACGTTGTATACTTTATCCTGGTTCTCAGTTATTTGTAACTACAGGAGGAAAGGAACAGGCGGCAAGTATTACTATTGCAAAAGTAGAGGAGATATGCAGATTATTACCAAGTCTTGCTAATGAAATTAACTGGGATCGTGGAGCTTCTACTAAGTCAAAAGATAATGTTAAGTATCTATTTAAAAATAGTTCTTCTATTGATATTTTGGCGGCGAAGGAATCTTCCCGTGGTCAGCGTAGAACTGGAGGTTTGATGGAGGAGTGCGTTCTTATTGATCAGACAGCGCTTAATGAAATTATTATCCCTACAACTAACGTAGATAGATTACTTCCTGATGGAACCCGTCATAAAGAAGAAGTAGTAAATAAATCTCAGGTATACATTACTACCGCAGGATTTAAAAATAGTTTTGCCTATTCTAAATTGATTGAGCTATTGATTCAATCTATTATTGAACCGAATATGGCTATGATAATTGGCGGAACTTATGAGACTCCGGTTTGCGAAGGATTGCTTGATGAAGACTTTGTAGATCAACTTAAAACACAAGGTACTTTTAATGAAGATTCTTTTGACCGAGAGTATCGAAGTATATGGTCTGGAGATGTGGAAAATGCATTCTATTCATCAGAGCAGTTTGATAAGCATAGAGTGTTATTACAACCAGAGTATGAATATAGTGGAAGAAGTTCTAAAAACGCTTATTATGTAATAGGAGTCGATGTAGGTAGAACTGCATGTACAACAGAGGCTAGCGTATTTAAAGTAACCCCGCAGCCGCAAGGTTCTTCTTTAAAGAGCTTAGTATGTATTTATACTTATGACGCAGAACATTTTGAAGCTCAGGCAATTAATTTAAAGAAGCTATACTATAAATATAAAGCGCGGTCGCTGTCTATAGATGCTAATGGTCTAGGTATAGGACTTATAGATTTTATGACTGTTTCACAGATAGATCCAAAGACTGGAGACTATTTTCCGCCTTTTGGAGTTGAAGGTGGAACTTATGAAGAAGTTACGGAACAGTATAAGAAGATTAGAGGCGGAGATGTTGAAGAGAACGCTCTGTTCTTAATTAAAGCTAATGCGCCTATCAACACAGAAGCGTATTCTTATGCTCAGACTCAGATGTCAAGTGGTAAGATCAAGTTCCTCATAGATGAGGCTTCCGCCAAGACTAAGTTAATGTCTACAAAGATGGGGCAGAATATGGATGTGGATAAGAGAAATGAATATTTGATGCCTTTTGTACAAACTTCAATTCTTAAAGAACAGATGATGAATTTGGTAGAACAAAATGAAGGAACTAATATTATTCTCAAGCAATCTTCTCGTGGAATTAAGAAAGATAAGTTTTCTTCTTTTGTTTATGGTTTATATTACATAAAAAGGGAAGAAGATTTAAATAAGAAGAGAAAGAAAAGAAATATTGAAGATTTTATGTTCTTTTCTTAAAAAATAGGGCAAAAGTGAAAAAAAGAGTTTGAATAAATTTAAAATATATTAGTTAATGAAGGAGGTCAAATATGCGAGCAAGTAGAGGAGAGATTAAAATTGAAGAAATTTTAGAGAGTGCTGGATTGAATTTTCAAGAAGAGTATAGCTTTCCTGGCTTGGTTAGTAGTAGTGGTAGACCTTTGCGCTTTGATTTTTGCGTTTTTGATGACAATGATGAAATAGATTTTTTAATAGAATTTCAAGGAATACAACATTATGAACCCAAGAGTAAGTTTGGCGGAATTTCTGGATTGCGGAAACAGCAATACAATGATATGCGGAAACGCGAGTATTGTGACAGACACAATCTTACTCTTGTGACGATTCCATACTGGGATGAAGGTTGCGTAAACTATGATTACATAATGCGCGCAGCCGGATATTAAAAATTTTATTTTAGATAAAGTTGACAAAGACGTAAATTTTTGTTATACTATAATTAGAAAGGTTAAGGTGTCTATCTTGATAAACAGAAAAGAAGAAATAAAGAAAAAAGGCTTTAATATGGCTATTGCTCAAGACACCCAAGATGTATACATTCCTAGTGGGGTTCCCAGTACAGACTTTTCTAAAATAAAAGTTGGTATTAAATCTCTTGATGATGCAGTTTATCAATTAGGAGATTATAAAAGAATAAATCCTAGATTAGCAGATAAACAAACTGTTTTAAAAGCTATGCACACTGGAGATTTAGAAACCATGAGAGAAATATCCAATTTCTTTTATAAAACAAGCGGTATTTATTCGCGGCTATGTAGATATATGGCATATTTATATAGATATGATTGGATGGTGACTCCATATGTTAATGGAGATAAGGTTTCAAATGATAAAGTTTTAGATGGTTTTAATAAATCTTTACAGTATCTTGACAACTTTGAAGTAAAACGTTTTTGCGGAGAAGTTGCTTTAAAAGTAATACGAAATGGCTGCTATTATGGATATTTAGTACCACAAGCTAATAGAATGGTTGTACAAGAGTTGCCGCCAAAATATTGTCGGTCTAGGTTCTCTGTGAATCAACGTCCTGCTATTGAATTTAATATGAGATATTTTGATGATGTTTTCAATGATACAACTCAAAGAATGAAAATGTTAAATCTTTTTCCTAAAGAGTTTAAGAAAGGTTATGAATTATATCATCAAAATAAATTAATTCCAGACTTTCCAGGCGATACCGCAGGTTGGTATTTATTAGATGTTAATAGCACTATTAAATTTAATATCAATGGAGAAGATTATCCTAATTTTATTTCTGTTATTCCAGCTATTATAGATCTGGATGCCGCTCAAGAGTTAGATAGAAAGAAGATGGCACAGAAATTATTAAAAATTATTATCCAGAAAATGCCAATGGATAAGAATGGAGATTTAATTTTTGACGTTGATGAGGCACAAGCCCTACATAATAATGCGGTTAAGATGCTTGGTAAGGCTATTGGTATTGATGTATTAACTACTTTTGCGGATGTTGATGTTGCGGATATGGCAGATAAAAGTACCACAACTACAACTGATGAGTTGGAAAAAGTTGAGCGTACTGTTTATAATGAATCTGGTACAGCTCAAAACTTATTTAATACTGATGGTAACATCGCTCTTGAGAAATCAATTATGAATGATGAAGCCTCTATGTATAATTTAGTGCTTCAATTTGAATCGTTTTTAAATAGTTTAATAGAGCCTTATAATAAATCTGCTAAAAAGTTTTATTATAAAGTTCAGATTTTAACTACAACTATTTATAATTATAAAGATATGGCTAAGCTCTATAAAGAGCAAACGCAATTAGGTTATTCAAAATTCTTACCGCAAATTGCACTTGGTCAGTCTCAAAGTTCTATTTTAGCAAATGCTTATTTTGAGAATGAAATGTTAGATTTAGTTAATCTATTTATTCCACCTATGTCTTCAAATACAATGAACGCAGATGCTCTTAATAATAGAAATAAGAGCAATAGCGGAAGTAATAATAATGATAATTCTTCAACAAAAAGTAATGGAGAAGTGGGCAGGAATGAAAAAGAGGATTCAGAGAAATCTGATAAAACTTTGAAAAATAGAGAAAGCATGAGTTAAGGAGGTAATAAATGCATCAGTCAATTGCGACTATAGATAGTCCTGAGTTTATAAATTTACAACCTCTTGACATCAATCCCCTCATGTCTAGCTGTGAAATTAAAGTGCTATACCTTGGGGAAAATCGTAACCATAGTTATATTTCAAAAGATGTAGCTACTGAAATGGCGAAGACTCTTAGAGGCGCGCCTATTGTTGGTTACTATAAAGAACAAAAGGAAGACTTTGCAGATCATGGAGAGAGAGTAATAATAGATGATGAAGGTATTAGATTTGAAAAAATGACTAAGCCTTATGGATTTGTAGCTCCTGATGCTAAAGTTTGGTTTCAAAAATTTGAAGATACAGATGATTTTGGAAATGGTGTTGTAAGAGAATATCTTATGACTACTGGTTTTCTTTGGACTGGTCAATATGAAGAATGTCAGTCTGCTGTTGAAGGAGAGGGTAAACCTCAATCAATGGAACTTGATAAAAATACAGTACAAGGAAATTGGTCAACAAACGTTAAAACTGGCATGGATTTTTTCATTATTAATGACGCAATATTTTCAAAATTATGTATTTTAGGTGAAGATGTTGAACCTTGTTTTGAAGGATCTTCGGTTACCACACCAAAAGTAAGTACTTCATTTACAAAAGTAGATGATGATTTTAGAAACACTTTATATAATATGATGCAAGAGTTACGTTTTGCGTTAGAAGGAGGACAAAACATGGCAAACATGGAAAATAAAGTTGATACTCCTACAGTTCAAGAAAATTCTACTTCTCTGGACAATTTTAGTTTAGAGGATCAAGTAGAAACTCAAGAAAATACAGAGGGTACAACTTCTATTGAATCAGTTGAGACGTCTGCGGAAATCGCAGATACTGGAGCAACTGAGTTCGCTAAAGAAGAAGATAAGAAAGACGAAAAAGAAGATAA